GGGTGATTATATCTACCTTATGTGGACTGCTACATCTACTAACGTAACCATGATTAACGCTCCTTCAAATGCAGTTCATCCTGCTACCCCAAGCATTATTGTTACTGTAAATAAGGTATAATGGATTCTCTGATTAGAAAAATATCTGTTGGCTCCGACTACAAGACAGCTATGCACTACATTGTTAGTCAGTCTGTTCTTGGCGGCAGTCATTTTATACACGCGATCATAAACGATTCAGCGACAGATAGAATTAAGATATTCATTTCTAACGAGAAGAGCGAGATAGTTTTATGGAAAGAGTTCTCATACTCTGTTCCTATATCAATTGAATTTAATATAGATTATTAATGCAGTCACCATTTTGCTTCTTAGTTAAACCACTATCAGGCAAGAGGTACAACAACACAAAGGAGGTAGCCGGGATAGAGTTAATACTCAACACCTCCGAAGAAGATCATAAGTTCTCAAACAGAGAAGCTATTGTTGTTGGCCTACCTCTTAGATACACAGGAGATATCCGTGTCGGTGATACGTTGTTGGTTCATCACAACGTGTTCAAGTTCTACAACGACATGAAGGGAAACAGAAAAAGCGGCAAAAGCTTCTTTAAGGACGATGAGTTCTTGGTAGACGAAGATCAATACTTTATGTACAAGAACGAGTTAGGTTGGCATCCCGTCGGCCATAACTCTTTTGTGTCTCCTGTCAAAGCAAAAGATTCGTATATTAGTAAGAACATAAAGTACGAGCCGCTAATTGGAGTCATGCGATATCCAAGCGACAAGATGATTGAGTATGGACTAAAGGACGGGGATCTCATATCCTTTGATCCGGATAGCGAGTATGAGTTCAGTGTTGATGGCGAGCTAATGTACAGAGTGTACGATCATAGAATAAGCATGAAGCTATGACGAAAGAAGACTTAAAGACAAAGGATCTAAGGCTGAGTATAATAAAGGCCGGATACGCTGCTGTTGAACAGCTGATCAAGGTGGCTAAGGATGAGATAGTTGTAGACTCTCAAGAGGATGAGCTGTCTGCGGACAAGATGAAGAACGCGGCACAGGCCAAGAAGATTGCGGTCTTCGATGCTTTTGAAATCCTAAACAGGATAGAGCAAGAAAGAGCGGCCCTCAATATCAATGTCGATAGCGAGGTAGAAACAAAGATAGGATTTGCAGAAAGAAGATCAAATAAATAAAAGTCTTTACACTGTAGTAGACGGCAAGGTTCCATCTAGTGTTATCAGCCGTAACAACAAGTTGAAGAAGTGGCGATATGGATACGATCCTGAGTATGACATTGTTGTTATATCAAAGGACGGAACCATAGGTGAGATATATTTGATTGAGGATTTATACATCGCTCTACCTGAAACCCCCGAGGTTTGTTTCAGTAGAAGCGATATGCCGGAGTATCAGTATTGGGAACAGAAAGAACCACCCAAGGAGCTGATGTCCATACCGTCTATCTTCCATTGGAACGAGAAACCTAGAGAGTTTAGATCCAAGTGGATACCATACATCAATGATGAGTTCGATAGAAGAGAGCTAGGCTTTTGGTTCATGAACAATGGCAAGAAGACCTACATGACGGGCAGCCATTATATGTACTGCCAATGGTCATCTATAGACGTCGGATACCCTGACTTCAGGGAAGCTAATAGAATACTGTATATATTTTGGGAGGCGTGTGTTGCTGACGAGAGATGCTTCGGTATGACCTACCTAAAGATAAGACGCTCAGGATTCTCCTTTATGGGATCCTCTGAGTGCGTCAACAAGGGTACGATATCCAAGAAGAAGAGAATCGGCATCCTGTCTAAGACGGGTACGGACGCTAAGAAGCTGTTCACCGACAAGGTGGTTCCTATCAACACGAAGTATCCTTTCTTCTTCAAGCCGGTCATGGACGGTATGGACAAACCGAAGTCGGAACTTTCCTACCGAGTGCCTGCGTCTAAGATTACCAAGAAGAGCATATCCGATACGTCTAGCGAAGAGATCATAGAAGGTCTTGACACCTCTATCGATTGGAAGAACACGGACGACAACTCTTACGATGGTGAGAAGCTGTTCCTTCTTTTGCACGACGAGTCAGGCAAGTGGATGAAGCCGAACAATATATTGGAGAATTGGCGCGTCACCAAAACCTGTCTTCGTCTTGGTAAGAATATCATCGGCAAATGCATGATGGGTTCTACCTGTAACTCTCAGAAGAAGGGCGGAAAGGAATACAAGCAGCTATACCTAGACTCTAAGATTTCCACGAGAAATAAAAACGGTCAGACTAAGTCAGGGATGTACTCCATCTTTATTCCGACAGAATGGAACCTTGAGGGATTCATAGACAAGCACGGAATGCCGGTGATCAATAATCCGGAGACGCCTGTGATTGGAATCGATGGAGCAAAGATCACAATGGGCGCTATCGAGTATTGGGAGAACGAGGTTGAATCTATGAAGCACGATCAGGATGCTTTGAACGAATTCTATAGACAGTTCCCTCGAACAGAGTCACACGCATTTAGAGATGAGACAAAGGATTCATTGATGAATCTTTCGAAGATATATCAGCAGATAGACCACAACGACTCTTTGATTATTGATCATCACATAACGAGAGGTAGGTTCGAATGGAAGGACGGGATAAGGGATACAACCGTAGTGTTTTACCCCGACAGAAACGGAAGGTTCTTAGTTTCTTGGATACCACCTAAAGAGTTGCAGAATAAGTTTTATGTAAAGAACGGGATTAAATATCCGGCAAACGATCATATAGGTGTATTTGGGTGTGACTCCTACGACATATCAGGAACTGTGGGCGGTGGAGGATCGAACGGATCTCTGCATGGCCTGACCAAGTTTAACTTTGATGACGCTCCTAGCAATAAGTTTTTCTTAGAGTACATAGCTAGACCTCAGACAGCCGAGATATTTTTCGAAGATGTTCTAATGTCCTGCGTGTTTTATGGCCTACCTTTATTGGCGGAGAACAACAAGCCTAGATTGTTGTACCATTTTAAGAACAGGGGATACAGAGGGTTCTCAATGAACAGGCCCGATAAACCGTTCAGTAAGCTATCGAAGACAGAGAAAGAGCTAGGAGGCATACCGTCTTCTTCTGAAGACATTATACAATCTCACGCTTCGGCAATCGAATCTTACATAGAGAAGTACATAGGGTACGACGTAGACGGAACATTCAGAGATCCTGAGGAAATAGGGGATATGCCATTCAATAGAACGCTTCAAGATTGGGCGCTGTTTGACATAACAAACAGAACAAAGCACGATGCTTCTATCAGCTCAGGACTTGCTATAATGGCCTGCCAAAAAAACTTGTATATGCCTGAAAAAAAAGAAAGTAAAATAAGTATTAAATTTGCTAAATATAGGAATAGCGGAAATACAAGTGAATTAATCAGATGAAAGAGATATCAGTAAGTATACCATCAACAATTTTTCCTAACCAATTCGCATCGGACTCGGAGAAAAAAACAGAAGCCTACGGGCTGCTAGTTGGCCAAGCCATACAGTACGAGTGGTTCAGGAAAGACAGAGGTGCAAATTGTAGGTTCTATTCTCAGTGGAGAGATTTCCACAACCTAAGACTTTACGCTAGAGGCGAACAGTCCGTGGCGAAGTATAAGAACTCTTTGGCCATAGATGGTGACCTGTCCTATCTGAATCTTGATTGGACTCCGGTTCCTGTTATCTCCAAGTTCGTTGACATTGTTGTTAATGGAATGTCAGACAGACTATTCAAGGTGAATGCCTTTGCACAAGACGCTATGTCTCAGTCAAACCGAAACAAGTATCAGGAGATGATTGAGGGGCAGATGGTCGCAAAGCCTATCTTGGAAACCATACAACAAGGAATTGGTGTCAATCCTTTTGCTACAAACCCTGAAGAGCTTCCTCAAACAGACGAGGAGCTTTCATTGTATATGCAGCTTAATTACAAGCCTGCAATAGAAATTGCTGAAGAGACAGCGGTAAACACACTTCTCGATGAGAACAAGTATGGCGACATTCGTAAGATGGTTGATTATGATATCGCAACTATTGGTGTCGGATTTACAAAGCACGAATTTTTACCGGGGGCAGGAGTTAAGATATCTTATGTCGATCCTGCGAACTTGGTGTATAGTTATACCGAGGATCCTTATTTTAAAGATTGCTTTTATTGGGGAGAGATTAAGACGGTTCCTATTACAGAGCTTTACAAGATAGATCAGTCGCTCACTAATACTGATCTAGAAAAGATATCTGCATACAGTCAGTCTTGGTACGACTACTTTAACGTGGCTCAGTTCTATGAGGACAGCTTGTTTTCTAGAGATACCTGCACGTTGATGTACTTCAACTACAAAACCACGAAGAAGTTTGTGTTCAAGAAAAAGTATCTGCCAAATGGTGGGTACAAAATTATAGAGAAAGACGACACGTTTGATCCGCCTACAGAAATGATGGAGGAGGCAAGCTTCGAAAAGATAGAGAAGACGATAGACGTTTGGTACGAAGGCGTGATGGTGATGGGTACAAACATAATCCTTAAGTGGAGTATGTGTGAGAATATGGTTAGACCTGCCTCATCGTTTCAACACGCTATACCGAACTACTTCGGCTGTGCGCCTAGAATGTACAAGGGAAACATAGAGTCTTTGGTTAGACGTATGATACCTTTTGCGGATCTTATTCAGATCACGCACTTGAAGCTTCAGCAGGTTACCTCTCGTATGGTTCCTGACGGTGTGTTCATTGATGCAGATGGGATTAACGATGTGGATCTTGGAACGGGTGCAGCTTACAATCCTGAAGACGCGCTTCGATTATACTTCCAAACAGGTAGTGTTATCGGAAGAAGCTACACGCAGGATGGTGAGTTCAACAACGCTAGAGTTCCAATCAAAGAACTAAGCTCAGGCTCGGGCGCGGCTAAGACTCAGGTTCTTATCGCCAATTACAATCACTATCTTAATATGATTCGTGATGTAACCGGACTGAATGAAGCTAGAGATGGATCTTCTATTGATCCCAACTCTTTGGTTGGTGTTCAGAAGTTGGCCGCTTTAAATTCAAACACAGCGACTAGACACATCTTGGACGCTTCTCTTTATATCTATCGCTCTATAGCGGAAGCAATGACCTATAGAATTGCGGACATATTAGAGTACTCTGATTTCAAGGAAGACTTCATAAACAGAATCGGTAAATATAACACCGCTATTCTGTACGACATAAAAGATCTTTACATCTATGACTTCGGTATTAATGTAGAGGTGGCTCCTGACGAAGAACAGAAAGCAAAGCTAGAGGCCAACATTCAGATGGCGTTAGCTCAGAAGGATATCAATCTCGAAGATGCTATTGACATTAGAGAGATCAAGAATATCAAGTTGGCTAATCAGTTGTTGAAGATGAAGCGAGCTAAGAAGCTTGATAGAGAAGAGAAGATGGCTATGCAGGCTCAGGCTATGCAGGCTCAGATTAATTCTCAAACTCAGCAGGCAGCGGCTCAGGCAGCGCTAATGAAGATAGAGGCTGAGACTCAGTCTAAGATTAAGATCAAGCAGGCAGAGGTTGCGTTCGATATTGAGAGAACTAAGAATGAGGCGTCACTGAAACTTGAACTAATGAGTAAAGAGTTCGAGTACAATATGCAGCTTAAGTCTAATGTGGAAGCTACGTTGACAGAGCGAGATAAGATGAAGGAAGAATCAAAGGACAAGAGGATAGATAAGCAGAATACTCAACAGTCAAAGCTTATCGAACAGAGAAAGAACAACCTGCCTCCAATGAACTTTGAATCCAACGAAGACACGCTAGACGGCTTTGACTTGGCTGAGTTCGAACCAAGGTAAAAAAATGTTTGTATATTTGCATTAAATAAAATAGTATAAAATGGAAATCAAGGTTAAGGAATTAGGTGTAAAAGAACAGAAGAGTGTTCAAGAATTAGAGAACGAGTTAATTCAAAAACATGAAGAGTCTGTTAATAAAGAAGAGATTGCCGATCAGGATAAGAAGGAAGAGGATGATGATATCGACGATCAAAAAGTTCTTTCGTTTATTGGAAAAAAATTCGGCAAGCAATTGTCTTCCTTAGATGATCTGTTTGTAGAGAACAAGCAGGAGGATCGTGAAGAACTTCCTGAAGATGTATCTGCATTCTTGAAATTCAAGAAAGAAACCAACCGTGGCCTTGATGATTTTATCAAGATCAATAGAAGCGTTGATTCTTTAGGAGAAGACGACATCATTAAAGAATACCTTATGTCTACCCAAGAGGGATTGGACGAAGAGGATATCACTATTATGATGGAAGAGTACTCTTACGATGAAGACTTGGATGACGAGTCTTCTGTTAAGAAGGCAAAGCTTGCCAAAAAGAAAATGGTTGCACAGGCTAAGAAGTACCTCAACGATCAGAAAGAAAAGTATAAGATTCCTATCGAGTCGAAGGGATCTAATCTTGAAGATGACGAGGACTACAAAGCTTACAAGCAATATAAATCAAAGGTGGGTGACGACCAAAGGTCTGTCGATGAAAAGAGAAGAAAGTTCTCTGAGGCAACGGATGCTGTTTTTTCAGATCAGTTCAAAGGTTTTGAATTTGACATTGAAGGAAACAAATTCCTATTCTCTCCGGCAAACGCATCAGAGCTTAAGAAGAGTCAGTCTGACATCTCTAACTTTGTTTCAAAGTTCTTAGATGAGAATGGCTACATTAAGAATGCTGCGGATTACCATAAGTCATTATCCATTGCGATGAACCCTGAGAAGTTCGCTAAGTTCTTTTACGAACAAGGTGCTTCTACCGCTACCGACAGCACGTTAAAGAAAATGAAGAACGTGAACATGGAAGAAAGGAAAGCCCCTCAAGCAACAATCAAAGGAGGACTTCAAGTCAAGCCCGTTGGAAAACAATCGGACGGTGGCTTAAGAATAAAAAGTAAAAAGTAAAAACAAAACATTAAGAAAAAATGGCAGGATCATTACAGGCTGTCCCCGGTTTTAACCTACAGCCAAGTGCGGAGCAAGTCCCACTAAGCACAAACTACATTACCAACTTCGACTTCTTGAATCAGTATCTTCCTGATACTTACGAGAAGGAATTCGAGCGTTATGGTAATCGCTCTATCGCTTCATTCTTGCGAATGGTTAGCGCAGAGATCCCTTCAAACTCTGACCTTATCAAATGGGCGGAACAAGGCCGTCTTCATACCAAGTATGTAAACTGTACATCTGCTGATGCAGCGGGTTCTGATACAGCTACTATCACTGTGGCTGACACTCTTGATCCGGGTACGGGCGGAATCGCTATTCGTAAAGGCCAAACCGTTATGGTTAGCGCTAACAACGGATCAGGATTCAACAAAGGTATCGTTGTAGACGTTGACACTGCTGCAGGCACATTCGATGTTGCTTACTACGAAGCAGGTGGTCAGACGTTTGCTGCTGCTGCAGTTTGCTCTGTATTCATCTACGGTTCTGAGTTCAAGAAAGGAACCAACGGAATGCAAGGTTCATTGGAAGCGAGCGACGAGATCTTCGAAAACTCACCGATCATCATCAAGGACAAGTACGCTGTAAGCGGTTCTGATATGGCTCAGATCGGATGGGTTGAAATAACCACAGAAAACGGTGCTTCAGGATTCCTTTGGTACTTGAAGAGTGAGGGTGAAACCCGCCTTCGTTTCGACGATTACCTAGAGACTTCTATGATCGAGGCTGTTCCTGCTGAAACAGGTTCAGGTGCTGCAACACAGACAACTTATGCGGATGCCGGTAACAAGGGATCTGAAGGTGTGTTCTACGTTGTGAACGATCGTGGTAACGTATGGGGCGGTGGTTACCCTGAGGCTTTGACAGACTTCGATTCAATCGTTGCTCGTCTTGACAAGCAGGGATCTATCGAAGAGAACGTATTGTTCTTGAATCGTGACTTCAGCTTTGCGATCGATGATATGTTGGCTACACTTAACGGTTACGTTTCAGGTGGTTCTGCTAACTCAGCATCTTTCGGTTTGTTCGATAACGACACAGAGATGGCTTTGAACCTTGGGTTCACAGGTTTCCGTAGAGGTTACGACTTCTACAAGTCTGATTGGAAATATCTTAACGATCCAACAATGCGCGGTGGCGTATCAGGTTCAGGTAAGGTAAACGGTTTGTTGGTTCCTGCGGGTTCTACAACTGTGTACGATCAGGTTCTAGGAAAGAACGCGAAGCGTCCATTCTTGCACGTTCGTTACCGCAAGTCTGAAGTTGAAGATCGTCGTTATAAGACTTGGATCACAGGTTCTGCCGGTGGTGCAATGAACAGCGACCTCGATGCGATGGAAGTTAACTTCCTCTCTGAAAGAGCGGTATGTACTTTAGGAGCAAACAACTTCGTGTTGTTCAACGACTAAGAGTTATCATTAATATAGGAGGGTGTCTAAAAGCACCCTCCTTAATTTTATTATATCATATCAAATGAAAAAACAACAAGTTCCTGTTGACAGGACATACAAGCTGTTAAGAAATGCAGCGCCCCTGTCGTTCATGCTTCCTGCTAGAAGCACAAGAAAAAATCCATTGCTTTGGTTTGACGAAGAGAATGGAGTCAATCGCCAACTTAGATACGCTGTAAATCAGAAATCTCCGTTTGAAGACGAGCAAGATGATAACGCTATCATTGAGCCTATCGTTTTTGAAAACGGATTTTTGTCTGTGCCGAAAAACAACCCTGTACTTCAGAAGTTTCTCTTTCATCACCCGATGAATGGAAAGGCTTTCGTCGAAGTAGACAGAGAGAAGGATGCTCAGTCCGTATTGGAGAACATGGAGATTGAAGTAGACGCTTTATTGGAGGCTAAGTCTTTAGGCGTAGATCAGATGGAAACAGTCGCTAGAGTTTTATTTGGAAAAAATACTGCTCTGATGACGACATCTGAATTAAAAAGAGATATCTTTGTATACGCTAGAAGAAATCCTAAGGAATTTTTGGCCGTGTTGTCAGATCCTGAGCTAAAGCTTCATTCGAAGATTCAAAGATTCTTTGATGAAAAGCTCTTAGTTTATAAGAACGGAAAGAAAGATGTGTTCTTTAACACAGCGTCAGTAAAGAAAAAGATGGTTACCATACCATTTGATGCTGATCCAACATCTATCATTATCTCGTATCTTAAGTCAGAGGATGGCATGGATTCATTGAAGATGCTAGAGTCCAACCTATCGATGGGTGGAGAATAATAAGTTTTGGTTTTGGGTTTTTCATTGTGTGTATTTGAGTGTGTTTAGTGATCATCAAAAAGAGGAGGGAGCAATCTCTCCTTTTTTATTATCTTTGTTGTAAATTAACAAGATGATTAATTCTGTAAGAAATACCGTACTTTCTATACTCAACAAGAACAACTACGGATACATATCCCCGTCAGATTTTAATCTATACGCGAAGCAAGCTCAGTTAGAAATATTTGACGATTACTTTAATCAGTACAACAAGACCATAAATCTTGAGAACGCTAGAAGATCAGGCACGGGATACGGAAACAAGTTAAAGACAATCGAAGAGATGATAGATACATTCTCTCGATTTGATCCGCTTACTCAGGTGACTCCGTCTACCAACGAGTATTTCCTGCCTAGTCCAACGACAACAGGATTCGACTACTACAATATCATAACGGTAACCTGCTACGATGGTTTAGGTAATCTGTTAGGGGAAGCAGAGAAGGTTACGCATAACGCAATCAATATGTTGAACTCGTCTATGCTTACATCTCCATCTACTATGTTCCCCGCTTATACACAGGCAGGAGATAAGATAACGGTTTATCCTGATTCGATCAACGGGGCCGCGTCTGTTAAAGCGACGTACATAAGATACCCTAAGGATCCGAAGTGGACGTATGTGTCGATAGGTGGCGGAGAACCTGTATTCGATCAGAGTCAGCTAGACTATCAGGACTTTGAATTTCCAATAGAGGAAGAGACCAATTTGATAATCAAGATTCTTCAGTACGCGGGCCTATCTATAAGAGAGGCTCAGGTTGTTACCTACGCAAGTACAGAGGAAGTAAAACAGCAACAGCAATAAGATGGCATACCTATCTCAGTATCAGTACTACGACAATAATGGAAACTCTCCTCAAGAAGCTAATTGGGGAAGTTATCAGTATGTATCACTGAAAGATATCGTCAACAACTTTCTCTTAATGAATACCGGCAACCACTCCCTTATCAATAATGAGGAGCGGTATAAGGTTTTGTTCCATGCCAAGCGAGCTATACAGGAGCTTAACTACGATGCGTTCAAAGAGATAAAGGCTTTAGAGTTGAACGTATGCGACAGACTTCGCTTTGTTCTTCCTAGCGACTATGTGAATTGGGTTCGTATATCTCTTTACAAGGATGGTGTACTGAGACCTCTCACGGAAAACATACAGGCTATGACAGCCAATGCTTACCTTCAGGACAACAATTGCAACATATTGTTTGACGAGCAGGGAAACATATTGGAGCCGGAGAACTCTCATTTGGATTACGACAGAATCAAGAACAGAACAAGAAGCATATACCTAAATCAAGGGAGTCAGTTCCATGGTTGGGAAGGATATAATGTAGATGGCAATTGGTTCTTTGATTATCAAATAGGAAGCGCATATGGCCTGAACACAGAGACGGCTAACTTCAATCCGACATTCTCTATCGATAAAAAGAAAGGGGTTATAAACTTCAGCTCTGATATGTCAGGCGAGATATGCTTGCTTGAGTACATATCCGACGGAATGGAAGGAGGAGACAACTCGTTGATATCTGTCAACAAACTGTTTGAAGCTTATGTATATGCGTACATCAAGTACGAGATACTAAAAGACAAGCTAGGCGTCCAAGAGTATGTGGTCAACAGAATGAGAAAGGAGAAGCTCGCTCTTTGGAGAAATGCCAAAATAAGAATAAGTAATTTACATCCCGGAAGATTGCTGATGAACATGAGGGGTGCTAATAAGTGGATAAAGTAATATGGCGAACATAAGTAGAAACTTCACTAAAGGTAGAATGAATAAGTCTTTAGACGATAGGCTTATTCCTGATGGTGAATATATCGATGCTTTGAATATCAGATTGGGTTCTTCTGAACTATCTGATATTGGCGCTATTGAAAACACTAAGGGTAACTCTTTAATAGCACAGCTATCTTATCAGGACACTCCCTTGAGTTCGCAGGCAAAATGCATCAAGGCATTTGCTGACACGACTAGAGATTCTATCTATTGGTTTGTACACGATCCGAACTTTCCAATAGGAGCTACAGGGAAGCTAGACCTTATTGTTTCTTTTAATGAGAAGTCGAATGTTCTGACCTATCACGTCATATCTATGGATGATGGCTCAGGAGTCAATACAGTCTTAAATTTCAATTCAACCTACCTCGTCAATGGTGTGAGCCTTATTGATGATTTGCTGTTCTTTACGGACGCTTATAATCAGCCGAGAAAAATAAATGTAACAAGATCATATCCAATTCCTGAAGCAGACATTGATCAGATAACAGAAGAGGATTTATTGGTTATAAGAAAACCACCTATAGATCCACCGGCACTTAGACTGCTGAATACAGAAAACAGTGACAATTTTTTGAAGGATAGATTCATATGTTTTGCTTACAGATACAGATACGACGATAACGAATACTCTGCAACATCTGAGTTTAGCGCCCCTGCGTTTCAACCGAACTTCTTTAGCTTTGATCCTTCTAGCTATCTAAACACAGGTATGCTGAATGCGATCAATGCTGTTGAGCTTTCATACAATTCAGGCAGTAGATTGGTAAGAGGAATAGACCTACTGTTTAAAGAGGCGGACTCTCCGATCATCAAGATAATCGATAGCATCAATAAAGACGAGCTAGGATTAAACGATGA